TGCCTTTACTAAAAGCATCAGCGCCTCAATACTTCCCAAGCCTTGATGGCTTCCGTAACATTGACTGTGCGGGTATTTCTTGCCCCGAAGGCCAGTTCTGCCAAAGCAATCAATGCCATCCTATAGCAACTCGCTATCCTAACTCTGTCCCTCAAGGAAATCTATAAACAAAAGGTTTATAGCATTTTATTTATCTTGTCTGTTCTCCATTTTACGAGCAATCGCTAAATCAGCAGGACCCTCAAACATACTTCCATATTCCTCTGTGACTTTGCCACCACTGCTGACTCCAGCATTCGCCTCGGCATCCTCCACTGCCTTCTTCTTGGTTTCCCCGAGCTTCTTCTTCTTTTGCTCGTTGTAGAATTGGTCTCGTGCCTCCTCATTGTCACGATACTTCTTCATTAATGTATTCAATTGATCATTGGCATACTCTTGCTCCTTGATATTATTCGGGTTAGGATCCCAGGCCATCCATTTCCCTACTGCTCCAAGATAAATGTTGAAGTTTTCATCACTCTTATGAAGCTTCTTGGCTCTAGCGGATGCCTCCGCCTCCGTGGCATACACTCCCCGGACTTTGATTCCCCGAATCGTCGTCTTGAAATCATTCATAGCATGGAATTCATCCTCTAACTTCTGCTCATTCTTAAACATGAAATCATCATATTCCGTTTGAAGCTGTGTTTGCTTGATCTCCTTCTGATTCTTACGGCAATAGGCCTCGTATTCCTCTACTAATCTGTCTACGCGGATCTCGGATTTCCGTACAGTTTCTGCTGCCGCTTTTGCTCCGGCTTCATCCGTCTTCTCTAATTCACCGGCAAGCATCTCTAGCTTTTCATTCACCGCTCTCATTTGTTCTCCTAGCCACTCCTCAAACTTGCTCGTCTTCCAACTCATTTCATAATGCTTCATGAATTGCTGGAAGAAATAGATCTCCTTCTTCTCTAATACTTTCTCTGGACTCAGAAAACTTAGTAATACAACTCTTTGGCTCGGAATCTCAGGATCTTCCGACAGAAAATCTTCTACCTCTTCCTCTTTCTTGTGGCTCATTCTGGTTTATTAATCTTATCTTATTTAAACCATTTTACGCATCACTAAAAAAAATCTATACGATATCCAGATAAAATGGACGTTAACGATCTCCTCTCCCGTGTGATCAAATATGTTATTGAAGGTGTTGCCGTAGCTCTTGCCCTTGTGTTCATCCCCCGGAAGAGCCTCCCTCTTGATGAAATCATGACTGTGACCATCGCCGCCGCCGCTGTGTTCGCCGTTCTTGATATCTTCAGCCCCTCCATGGGCGTGGTAAGCAGACAAGGTGCCGGCTTCGGTATCGGTGCTAAACTCGTCGGCTTCCCTTAAATTTTTAGTCTAGTCTAAAACTTTCTAATTTTCTTCTTTTAACATATTGTATATATCAAAAGAAGAAGAATGCGTAAATCTAATACTCTTAGAACTGCTGTTGATACTGCTTACATGTTTCCTATGGTTGATATACAAGATTGTCTTAATAGAAGTTCTGCAAATGTGACTTATAATAGTACAAATATTATTTGTAATACATTTAATGATTGGTCTCTTTTTATCTATCAATTGTGGGAATTAACAACCATAAAAATTCCTGATCCTGATCCTAATATTTTAGGAGGAGGCTATACGTTAGGAGATGGTACTTTGTTAGAGGATATGAATAAAGAATTATTCTTTCTTCTACCAAGTGGTTCTATACTAGGTCGCTTTCGACTTGTTAGGCAATTAACCCCTCAATCCTCTCTTCCATCTCCTGGGTTATCTCCTAATGGTACGATTGGCTATCTTCCTACCTTTATAGCTAAATATACTGGTGGCTTTGATCCTGTTCGTCTGATCCGTGTTTAACCTGTTCTCGCCACATTCACACGGGTTGTCGCTGGTTCCGCTGCCCAGACCGCTACATAGAATTTTTCTGTCGTACTGTAATTATCTGGCACACCCTCAGTCTGAGGACCATCTATGAGTTGTACAAAAGCATACTTCGCTATATGTTTCCCTGTGGCATCCACAGTTATAACATATTTCCCTATGTCTCTATACATCGCTCCTGGACCATACGTTGTTGTTGTTGTTCTTGCCGTAAATGTTGCCGGTGTCATTATTGTCTCCGTTCTAGCCCCTGTATTCACTTTATACACTGTTGTAGTATCAATAGACATAAAGTATTGTATTTTACTATCAATTTGATCATAGGAATTCAAGACGGAACTCATTTATCTTCTATGAGTTCTTCTTTTTTTCATATGTTTCTTAGTTTTCTTTGTTTTTCTCCGTAGGATGCTAGAAGCTCTCATTTTACGCTTGCCTCCTTTTTGATTTTCTTCCCTCTTTTTAATAGTATTATAATAGTTTTCTCCCTCTAGATTCATATTTATATTTCCAGCTCCCTCTGCTCCTGCAGCTCCTCCAGCCCCTCCAGCCCCTCCAGCTCCTCCAGCCCCTCCAGCCCCTCCAGCTCCTCCAGCTCCTCCAGCTCCTAAGTTATTCCAATTTCTATTATAGACTTCCCCCCTTGCTCCTACTCTTGGTGCTACTTCTCCTTCTCCATTATTACTTCCTACATTATTTTCAATAAGATTATATAATTCATACTCTACAATATTTTCATCTATATCTGATATACGAATTCCTCTATCTGCCGGTAGATTCCCACCTATAATATTAAGTATAGCAGCAATAATATTGTCGTGTCTATCCCTATAATGTTCTGGTGTTAGTTGCCAAAAATCATAGATTCGTGTAATTTGCGCCATTACCTCTGGAACTATCTGTCCTTGAAAACGTACAGGAACATCTTTTACATATGCCATTCTATTTTCTACTTGTTTTTCTTTTTCTCAAATGTTTCTTAGATTTCTTTGTTTTTCTTATATTACGCTTGCCCCCTTTTACACGATTTCTTCTATTTTCTATATTTATCATATTGACATTACTATTTTCTCCATTTCCAGCCGCTCCTCCTGCCCCTCCTGCTCCATTTCCAGCCGCTCCTCCTGCCCCTCCTGCTCCATTGTTAATTTGCCTTATTCCGTATACTATACCATTCTCGGCTACATTTATTACTGTTAATAATTCACTATCTATTCCATATTGTCTGTGAATAGCATCTACAATGTAATCATGTAGATCCATTTGATGCACTATAGATAAAACCCATGTTCCTTCTGGCGCAAATTGATTTTGAAGGAATTCAATTTCTCCTCTCAGGTCTGGAACAATGTTACCTTCAAAAAATATAGGTACATCTTGTGTGTCTCCTCGTTGCGGACCTGCCATTCTATCTAGTGCTTAGAATTTTCTATATAATGCTTGCGACACATTGGTTCATACATATCTGCTCCTCCTACACAAATCTGCCCATCTTTCGTCCCTTTTACACACGCTGAGAAAATTGCCGCCGTTCCATCTCCACACCTCTTACAAAGAGATGTAAGTTTTGTTACTTTGTCTGCTAGCGGAAGTAGATCTAGAATTTTTCCAAACGGTTTCCTCTCAGAATCTCCATCTAGTCCCACTACAATCACATCTTTTCCATCTTTTTCTACTGCCTCCACTACAAAGTCATACAGATCAGGGAAGAATTGACCTTCTTCAATCATCACTAGTTTTGCTTCCATGTATTCGGACATTCCTTTTACATCTCCCAGTTTGACTGCCCCATAGGCTGATACTCCATCTTTATCATGTGTCATAATACTAGCACCAGAACTATCATAACGCGTATCAATAGCAGCAGTGACCAGAAAACAATTCCATCCCAGAGTTCTTGCCCTACGGACTCGTGATAGAATTGTAGAGGATTTGCCAGCAAACATGGGCCCCATCACAATTTCAAGAGATCCACAAGACATTCTTCTTACTCAGTGTAAAAGTGAATTCCAACAAACGCAGCAAATCAAATTTTCCCCAACAGAATAGAATGGTTCACCCAAATTATATGAATGTGGAGAATAATAATCCTGATGAAGAACCTATTCCTATAGGGGATCCTATTCCATTTGAACAATTGCAAAATAATACCTTTTATTACGTAAAGCTAAGAGATGATAATAGAGATGGTATTAGAGTATATATTGATTTTATTGTTAAAATAACACATAAAGAAAATAATTTAGAAGAAGTTGAAGATGATCGTGAGATAGCATTAAATCTAAGAGAATATGCTTTTAAAGAAATTCTAGATAATGATGAAAAACCAAATGCCAATAGTGAATGGAGATTTGAACAAAAAGATAGCTCTATAGATAAAAGAGATATTGTAAGAGGTGTCTTTGAATTCTTTTCTGTAGAGTTCCCTGATAATGAAAACCCTTTTAATGAACAAGGAGGTGGTAAAAGGGGTAAGTCTAGAAAATATAAGAAATCAAAGAAAACAAAGAAAACAAAGAAAACTAGAAAAACTAAGAGAAAATCTAAGAAATACTAGAATGAATGAAAATCGCCCATTTCAACCAGGAAATCGCCCGATACCCCCTATACACAATTAGATAGAACAATTCTTAATGATTCAACGGAAAATTATAAATTTTATTTTGTTTTTATGAAAAAAATCTTGGTCCGCAACTGGTTGAGGGTCGTCTGGTAGAGCCTCTAGATGAATGGAATTATATTGCTATAATTGTTTATAAAAATCATAAAGAATTACGTGAAATTGGGTATGATGATATTGTACTAAGAATTAGAGTTTTTGCTGCAGTTCCAGTTTTACCAGAGGGTCAATTCCCAAATCTTGAGTATGATTATGATATTTGGGATACTACAATTAAAGATATTAACATAGAAAAAAATGAACTACATGAATATAAGTTTCATGAAATAGAATTTCTGAATGGAATAAATCCATTCCTTTCACAAGAGGGTGGTAAAAGAAAAACTAAAAAGTCTAAGAAATCTAGAGCTTGTCGGCTTCTAAAGAGAGCCTCAAGCATCCTACGGAGAAAATCTAAGAAGTGTAGAAAGTAGAAAAAATCTAAGACAAAAGTAATGAAATCTAATGCCAATAGAATTCTAAAGAGTTTGAAGTCTAATGGTATCCCTGCTCCTCCTCTCCCTTTTCCAAAAGGGCCTATTAATCCTAAATCTGGTTATAGAAAGGTTCCCTTTGATTCTCTTCAAATTGATAAAGAGTATTTAGTAAAAGTAAGAACTCATTTTTACTCAGATGATGTTGTTAGAATACTAGATAAAACAGATACTACTGTAGATGTTTCTATTTTGTATTCTAGAAGAATTGTAGGAAATACAAAATGGTATTTACCAGAGAATTCCTATGGTCAGACGTTTTCTAAAGAGGAAATTGATGCTCCGTCTAATGCCTTAGACTTTGTCCATTTTTACGAAATGATTCCAGCGAGGGTTGGTGGATCTAGGAAACGAGTTAGACATTCCAAAAAAGGCCTTAGAATTAGTAGAAAAAAGAACAGATTTTCTAAGTAGAATGAATCTAAATAATAATAACAATGTGCCAGAACATAGATTGCCTAATTCTATACTAAAGCCTATAGATCCATTTCAACAATTGGGATTAAATGTAGTAGACTATGCTGATATACAAGAAGATTCCTTTTACTATTTATATATACCAAACACAAATAGAGAACATATTGTTAAAGTTCAGTTTAAAGGTATGCCATTAGTTCAACCTGAAAACAATGTAGATCCTGAAGATATTGTTCCAATGGTAGAAGTTCTAAGTTTAGTAAGACGTGATCTTGGAGGACAATGGGAACAGGACGGCATTGAAGGATTTAGTATTTTTCAAAGAGATATAGAAAATCAAAATAATAGATTTTACAGAGTTCAATATAATCAGAATGTAAATATGAATGGCGGAAAAAGAAAAAGAAAAACAAAGACAAAAAAATCCAAGAGTAAAAAACGATCCTTAAAAAAAAGAAAATCTAAGAGTTACTAAAGAACCCTAAATAGAGTTCCTAAAGAACCCTAAATAGACCGAATAAATTCCCATTGTAAATCTTTACAGATTAATTGCCAGATTTTATCTTGATTATACAATTTATCTCTGTTTTTCAATAAAGGAAAGCATTGAAGATAATCATCTAACTCCAGAAGTTCACAAAATTTATATAACACGTAGGAATAACTTAAGAAATTAGAACGAGATTTTGGTCTATGTTTCACGAAGCTACTTTGTATCTCCTTGAACATAACCCGTAATTTTTCTTCTATTTCACGAGACATCACAGGAGCTGTTTTGCCATTAATACGATTTAAGATATAAGGTACATGTTCATAATAATTTGTACATTTGAGTTTTTTAAGAATTTCACGGATTTTAGTCTGCTTGATTTGTTCAATATGACTAATTCTTTCTTTCTTGAGTTCTTCAATAATGGCTTGGAATAAATCTTCAGGAATTTCTGTAGATTCTTTTGCTTGGAATTGAGCAAGCCATTCGTTGAAATGATTGATACGTTTATAAGCATAATATGTGACTTCACGAGGAGGATCTTTGTAAGAGGGTTTATCAGAATCAATTAATATAAACTCTTGGTTTCCACATTTATCACAGTAAAAGAGGGCTTCATTGGCACTAAATACCATCTCTTTATCACAGTAATCACATATACCATAGGGTTCTTCCATAGTTGTATTAGGATTTCTAGCATGTTCTGGATCAATTTTCTGTAGATATTTTTCAAGAAGCACTTCTCTTCCTTCTCTTCCCTCTTGCTTTTGTTCATTCAGTTTCTCAGAAGATTCTTCTTCATTTCCTTCCTGTAAAGCTGCTAAAACACTTCCAGGCATGGCTTTTATCTGTCTGCTTGCTTTTACATGCCCTTTTTGAATATTTTCTTGAATCTCATAATATTTATAAAGAATATCTCCGGTTTCAAAGAAATAACTATACATATCTTCATTTGTTTCTAATTTCCTTTTTTTCTCAAGCAACTCCTCTAACTTATCTTCTAACTGTGTTCTTATTATAATATCACTTGTATCTTCTATTTTTACATTTAATTTATTAATTTCCTGTATTAAATTCTGTATATCATCTTTTTCTTTTCTTAATTCTGTTATTTGTAATGTATGTAAATTATCAAGGGTTGTACGTGCTTCAGGATTACTTCGTTTTGTCTGTTTTACATTGAAGTATGCCCTATCCGTCATCTATACGCTCAATAGAACCTATTTTAAGTAGTGTTGCTTCAAAATTTGACACAACCTGCTGTTGGGAGGAAGAAGATATGTAGGATTCAAATGAAATATACAAAAGAGCTTTTGCTAGAAATTATGAAAGAAGGCAATGCTATCCTTCTTGGAGAGTACCCAAAATACAATCAACGCATGAGAGTAGATTTTCAGTGTTCTTGTGGAAATCTATATAATAAACGTTTTGAGATGTTAAATCTCTATAGATTACCTTATTGTAAAGAATGTTCTAATAGGGAGCAAAAATTAAAAGGCGAAAAGACATGTATGGAAAAATATGGTTGTAAAAATGCAGCTCAAGATCCTAAAATCAAAGAAAAAATACAAGCATCCTATCTTGAACGATACGGCGATCATCCGAAAAGAACAAAAGAAGTACATGCAAAATGGGTTGCGACATGTAAAGAAAAATATGGAGGTCATCCGAATCAGAATCCAGAAGTACAAGCTAAATCAGAAAAATCATCCTTTAAATTTAAAGATTATAAATTACCAAGTGGTACTATTATAAAATACCAAGGTTATGAAAATTTAGCGATAGATGAACTTCTTAAACTATACAAAGAAGAAGATATAATTATAGGAAGAGATAAGGTGCCTGTTATTCAATATTATATTGAAAGTACAAAACATGTATACTTTCCTGATATATTTATACCACATGAAAATAAGATTATAGAAGTAAAGTCAGATTGGTCTATACAATACAAGAGAGCAAATGTAGAAGAAAAAGCAGCGGCTACAATAGGAGAGGGTTATCTATATGAGATCTGGGTATATAATGAGAAGAAACAAAGAGTAAAAACAATAGTGTATGAATAAATATATCTCCGGTTTCTATAAATTTTGACTGGAAGGGGGGCGGGTAAAAGTTCCCGAAAATTTTTTTCTAAACCCATGATATAAAATGACCGGCGGAGGGTTGATGCAATTAGTAGCTTATGGTGCTCAAGACGTATATTTAACCGGTAATCCCCAGATTACCTTCTTCAAGGCTGTGTACCGCAGACACACCAACTTCGCCATGGAGTCCATTGAGAATCCTTTCAACGGCAACCCCCGTTTCGGCAACCAGGTGACCTGCACCATCCAACGTAACGGCGACTTAATCCACCGCATGTACCTCCAGGCCACTCTGCCCCAGGTGCTCCTCCAAAGCCAGGATGGCTCTGGTGCCCAGTTCCGCTGGCTCAACTGGGTGGGCCACAATCTCATTGACTTTGTGGAGCTCCAGATCGGCGGTCAACGCATTGACAAGCACTACGGTGACTGGCTCCACATCTGGAATGAGCTCACCCAGGAGCCCGGTAAGCAAGCCGGCTACGCCAAGATGGTGGGTAACGTGCCCCAGCTCACCAACTTAATCGTACAAGGCGGTGAGACCTGCGACAACGACTGCGCTGGCGGTGAGCCCAACGGCTCTGGCGAGCTCCTCAGCTGCGCCCCCGAGTACACCCTGTACATCCCCCTCCAGTTCTGGTTCTGCCGCAACCCTGGTCTGGCTCTGCCTCTGATCGCCCTCCAATACCACGAGGTGCGTATCAATCTCCAGTTCAACGACCTGAACAACCTGTGCTGGGACTATGCCCCCCAAAACGCCAACGTACACGTAGTACGTGACCGCGTGAACAGCGCCAACTTAGTGGCCGCCTCCCTCTATGTGGATTACATCTACCTGGACACGGATGAGCGCCGCAAGTTCGCCCAGATCAGCCACGAGTACCTGATTGAGACCCTCCAGTTCACTGGCGCTGAGTCCATCAACTCCGCCTCCAACAAGATCAAGCTCAACTTCAACCACCCTTGTAAGGAACTCATCTGGGTGGTCCAACGCGACAGCTTCGTATCTTGCGATGACGCCGTGGTGAACCCCTGGAAGGGCCAACAGCCTTTCAACTACTCCGACTGGTGGGACAGAAGCGCCCTGGAGTCTGGTTACAGTGTAACCCGTGTAGAGGGCATGGCTGGCCGCAATCCCGTGGTCACTGCCCTCCTCCAGCTCAACGGCCACGATCGCTTCACCGTACGCGAGGGCCGCTACTTCAACGAGGTACAGCCCTACCAGCACCACACCAACGTGCCCGCTGTGGGTATCAACGTGTACAGCTTTGCCCTGTCCCCTGAGCAACACCAGCCCAGCGGCACCTGCAATCTGTCCCGTATTGATACCGCCACGCTCATGCTCACGATCTCCAACAACGCCGTGGGCACCAGCACCAGCTCCCAGGTACGCGTGTATGCTACTAACTACAACGTGCTCCGTGTAATGAGTGGTATGGGAGGGCTCGCATATAGCAATTAATGACTTTTAAGTTAGCAATCACTGAAATTTTCATAATTGTTACATTGTAAAGAAAAAGTGAAATTTTTTAAAATCCATTTTGATATTCTTAGATATCTCAAAATGAATTCTAAATCATCAGAAACATGTTTGGCAATTTTAGAGCAAGGAACAAAAAAAGGAGAACGGTGCTGGAGGCCCCAGCTAGAAGAAGGATATTGTATGAAACATACAGCTCAAGCAAAACTCTCTAAAGAATTATCTGAAGGAAGAAAAAAGTGTTTAACACATCGGTGTTTAATAACGATTGAATCAACAAACACTGAAAAATATTGCAAAGATTGTATAGCAAAAAAGGAAGAGGAAAAGAAAGAAATTACACTTTGTAAAGCAATAAAGGAACAACACGCAAATAAAGGAAAGCCATGTGGTCTAAAAGCAACTATTGGAGACTACTGTGGCAAACATGCTGCTCGCTGTAAATTACTTGAAGAAGCTAAAGAAAAAGGGAAACGAATCTGTGATGATAGTAAAAGAAGTTGTAAAGAATTTACTACAGATGGCAATTTATTATGTGACACATGTCTTAAAAAAAAGAGAGAACAAGAAAAAAAGATATATAATGAGAGGTTGGATGATATGACTGTTTGTTTAACATGTGGAAAAACACTGGATACAGTTAGTAAAAATTATATGAATCAGGAAATTCAAAGATGCCAAAATTGTTATGATAAATCAAGAGTTATTGAGCAAAATAGAGTTAGAGAAAATAGAATACTAAGTGATCAAGCAGAATTTAATTTTGTATTACGACAAGCTGCTATAAGAAATATTGATGTATCTATTACAAAAGAAGATAGAAAAGATATTGTATCTCAGCCATGTAA